TCAAAGCCTTCAATCACTAGCTCGCAGTTGACCAGAACCATAATGCGCCGATCAGCCAATCCTTCACAGATAGCCTTCAACTCTGCTTCGGTTGTGCTTGCGTCAACATGAGCAGCAGCAATGCCAGCAGCGTTGAACGCCTCTGCTGTGTGCTTGCTGTGCGCTACGTTGCAACAGTAAACAACTGCACGCTTGCCGCTTGCGTGCTTGATGTAATGGTTAACAGCATCACCAACAATTGTTGGCTTATCCATAATGCTGGCCAAGTCGCCAACACTGTAATCACCTGCAAGCGTTTTAACCGCTGACAGATCAGGATTGACGGGCGTAGTAAAGGCAACGTACTCAGACAAGCGGCCCTGCTCGATTAGCCACTTGGTAGACTTGGCTTCTATGATCATCTCGTACAAGTCGCCAAGGCTTTTGCCGTCTAAGCGAACAGGTGTACCAGTTAAGCCGATTACTATGGCGCCATGCTCACGCGCCCAACCGATAACAGTCTGGAACATATTGCCTTTTGACAAGTGAGCTTCATCTATGAATAGGATTTTAGGCGGCTTTAGTTGTTCCATGCGGCTGTGAACAGTGCCGATGGTCCCAACTTGGATTGGCAGAGTTGTACGCATCTTGCCGCTTGTGATCAAGCCATGTTCGATTTTAGCCTGCCAGAATGACTTACTTGTTTGCCTTAAAAGGTTTTTGCGGTGAACCAGAAACCAAACGCTAGCATTCGGATCACGCGCACGCGCTTGCTGTGTTATGTGTGCAGCGATCACTGTCTTACCGAATGCAGGACTTGCAACGCCAAGAACAGACTTAACGCCAGTTTTCAACGCCTCGCGCAGCTTGGCAATAAACTCCTGCTGATCTTCGTACAATTGGAAGCTCATCAGGCCACCTCAAGCGCTTTGGCTAGCTTCTCAAGCGTGCTGATAGTTGGGTTGGCAGTGCCCGACTTAATAGCAAGCAGCGTGTTGTAGGCAATGCCAGTTGCCCTAGTTAGCTGCATAAGGTTTGCCGTTTGCAGCTTCTCGCTAATTTCTTTGTAAGCCTTAGATATTTGCATTTTATTGTCTCCATTGTATTGACATGCTAACTATATACGCATTATATTGAACACGTCAACAACAACAGGGCATGACAAATGAAAATCATAGACTACTCAGAACTAACGACAGAGCTTGCAGCTCAAGGCTGTTTGGTTCTTAATATGCCAAACGACGTTTACCACGCTTATGCTGGCATCAGCAAATCAGGCTTGGACCTGATTGCACGCAGTCCAGCACATTATGCTTACCGTTCACCAAATGAACCAACACGCGCTATGGTTATCGGCAGCGCAACACATGCTGCCATCCTTGAGCCTGAAGTGTTTGCAAAGCAATACATGCTGCTTAAAGATGTAACTGATCGCCGCTCAAACGCTTACAAGCAAGCAGTTGAGCAGTTTGGCGCTGATAACGTGCTAACAGGCACTGAGGCTGATGCCGTTGCAGGTATGCAGGCAGCTTTGCAACTTAACGTTGCAGCTAAAATGCGCCTTGATGAGCCAGGTTGGTGCGAGATTGTGTGCTTTGCTTCGGATCCTGTTACTGGCGTTATGGTCAAGTGCAAGTTTGACAAGCTGACACGCGACTTGTTAAGCGTTGACCTGAAAACTACGCAAGACCTGCGCGACTTCGCCAAGTCAGTTGCCAACTATCGCTATCATGTTCAAGCGGCGTTTTATGCTGATGTGTTCGAGTGGGCAACAGGTGAGCAGTTGAAAGGCTTTGAGTTCTTAGCAGTTGAGAAAGAAGCGCCAAACGCAAGCCGCATCTTCTTGCTAGATACGCCATCGGTTGACTATGGCCGCAAGCTGTACCGCGAAGCGTTGGACGTGTACGCAGATTGCTTGCGTAACGACACTTGGCCAATGCCAGCAGGCGACGTTGAATATATTGCACTGCCATATTGGGCAGCAGATCCAGAACTACAGGAGTCATTCTAATGGCAGACGTAAGAGGCACGCTAGAAGCAAAGTCGGACCAGCTAAACGCCACTGACATCATGGGCATTGATTTAGTTATCCGCATTCGTGACGTTCAAGTCGGAAGCGGTAAAGAGCAGCCAGTTTCGGTATACTTTGACGGCGACAACAATCGACCTTGGAAGCCAAGCAAAGGAATGCGCCGCGTTCTTGCTGCTGGTTGGGGTTGGGAGTCTAACGACTGGATCAACAAGTTTGTAAAGCTGCACTTTGACAACTCAGTCAAGTATGCAAGCAAGGAAGTTGGTGGCATTCGCGTCAAGGCTATGTCGCACATTGACAGCCGCGGCATTGTTGTCGTTGAAGCAATCAACCGTCAGCAACGTGTGCCGCTGCACATCACTTGCCTGGATGTGTCACAACCAGCTTATCCGGCAGATCGTTTTGCCGCGGCATTGCCAAAAATGGCAGAGTTGATGCAGAAAGGCGAAATGACACTGCAACAAGTGATCGCCAAGTGCCAACAGACTGGCCAACTATCGCAGGACCAGCTTGCACAGCTTGAAGCTGTTGCGCCTGTCGTAGTTGAAGCAGATCCAGAAGACAATTTTGAACTTTAATTAATCGGGCGCGTTGCGCCCTCATGGAGTGTTATAACATGGCAACAACAGTAGTCGGCAAACTAAACAAAGCCGCAACACAATTCCAAGCAGGCGAGTCAACAGGCTTCGGCATTCGCTTAGGTGTGAAGTTTTATGATAGAGAATCAAAAGCAGACGCCTACACCAACTATGAAGCTGTGGTATTCGCCAAAGCTCCGGCGCAAGTGCAATTTTACCAGCAAGTATTGGTTGAGGGCGCTGTAGTTGAAGTCTCAGGCGACAAGCTGAAGATCCGCCAGTTCCAAGGTCAAAACGGCTTGAGTCTGTCTATTGAGTTACTTGATGCAAAATTGGGCTTTGTTAATGCGCCACAACAAGCGACAGCACAGCAGCCGCGGCAATCAGCTCAGCCTGCTCAACCAGCGCCACAACGCCAGCAGCCGCCAGCAGGTTATCAGCCGCAGATAGGGCAGCCGATGCAAGTGCCGGATTTTGACACAGACCCGTTTTAATTAACTAGCAGCGCCAGCAATGGCGCTTTGGAGTTTACATGAAAGAATTTACGGATTACACAGAAGAACTAAAAGAGATTGCAGGATTAATTGAGTCATTACTTGATGCAATGGATAGAGATGATAAGTATTGCCCAAGAGATCAAGCCGCTTTATTGGCTTCTTTTGGCTTAATAAGTAATAGAATCCCTACTGAGTTTTAATTATTAACGCGCCTTCTGGCGCTTTCTTTTTGGAGTGTGAAATGGACAAAAGACAGCAATATATCGACGCAATCAAAGCTATGAAAACAGACGGACAGAAGTATGAGTTCAACTTTCATCAGGATGGCGGAGCAATTGCCTACCATTGCAATGGCATGTTTTTGCTTTTTGAAGTTCCGCTTTATGGCGGAAAAGAAAGTTTTATTGATGTTTTCTCTTGCGGCCATATAGAAAAAATGGTTGACGAGGCTTTGTCATGGACTTAATGCCACCAAACGAATTCGAGCTAGTCACAGCGCATCAATTATGCCTTGAGCGCAACCGTGACGAGCCGAAAGAGAAAGACGTAGAGGATGCCATTAAGATGGCGTGTAAGTGGAATATGAAGCGGATTAAAATGGGGTTGAAATCATGGCAATAGATTGGCAAACCGCACCAGATTGGGCGGTGTTTTATGCAAACGGAAGATTTAGAGATTATGGCGGCAGATGGATGAATAACAAAGGCGAATTCACCAATGGCCTTTATAGGGAAGAGCTTAGCAATCTAGAAGATTTTTGCGAGCGGCCAGTAGAGAAACAATGGCCAGAAAACGACGAGCGGATCAACAACATCGGATTAAACAGGACAGCCGAAGATATGGGACACTACAACAGAAATGCAGATGAAGCGTTAAATTCTGAGCTTAGTATGTACGCCAAGCCAACTGAACCAAAAGCAGCCGTAGAATTCCTAAACGCCTGCGCTGCTGTGCAATCTGAACGTGGCAAGCAATACGATGCAAGCGGTACAGGTGAAAGAAGCTTTGCAGCCGCTGCCAGCGCGTTTAATGCGGCAACAGGTAAATCACTGACTGGGTCAGATGTTTGTTTGCTGCTGACGATGGTTAAGCTGGTGAGGCAGTACAGCTCGCCGAATAGACTGCACCATGATAGCTTGTTGGATGGGGTGAGTTATCTCAGCTTGTGGGCTGAGGAATTGACTAAGGAACTAGGCAAATGACCTACCAACCAAAAGGCAGTATGTGCGCTAACTGCAAAAAGAAGGCGG